TCTATTATTGTATTTACAAGTGCTATTATATCTGTTATATTTAAACTCTCATTACTATTTATATCTGCTATATCAGAATATTCATTGTTTATAATCATATTTACAAGTCCTATAACATCTGTTATATTTATTATACCATCTTGATTTAAATCACCATAAGGTATTTCTTGACCTTGTATATAAGTTACATTAGGATTTAATTCTGATGGTGGTAAATAATTATAGTTTCTAAGATTAGGATATGTAGTGTTAAATTGTCTTAGATTTGCTACTACATCATAATTTTCACCAAAACCATGTAAACCATCTGTGCCTAAATAATGTAATTGATATGCAGACACTCTTATTTTATCTAAGCTATAATCTGTTCCAGTAACAATCCATAAAGGATATATAGGTTGCCCATTTAACATTTCAACCTTGCTATAATCTATTCCAAATGCTTTTGTATCATTAAGCAAAGATGGTATATGTAGTATATCACCACATTTAACTGTGTAGCTAAGTGGTAAGTCCATATTAATTAATAAATGTTGATTGCAATTATTTAATAAATCAAATGTTTGAAATTTTATTGCAGTTGCAGTATCTGTGTGATACCTTAACTCTTTTTCACTAAATGCAGTATCTTCATTTATATTATAGTATTGTTCACCAGTATAATCAAGTAAGTTTCTAACATCTAATATATCACTTCTTGATTCACCATTTTCATCTACATAAGGTGTAAATCCATCTGTATTAAAAGTATATTTATCTAAACCATTATCATATCTGTAAAAACATTTGTTTCTTATTATAACATTTTCTCTTTTTGTTCTACTAATACTATAATTTAAAACATCAGATTCATCTACAATATAATCTATATCATCTTCTGTGTAATTATTTTTAATTGTTATTAATCCAAAGTTCCCTTCAGGTGTAAAACTAAAAAATGATTGTGTTTCTTTAGATATGTCTTGTAGTAAGTTTTTAGCTTCTACATTATCATCTATACAAAATCCCATCTTCCAACTATCATATACTGCTCTTGATTCTTCTATAAGATTATGATTATAAAAGCCTGTATCTAAAACATTATCACCTAAACCATAATTAAGTTCTCTTGATAATAAGTTAATAAATATATCTGTTGGTTTTTCTACTATTCCATTTGTTTCAAAGCTTATATTTAAATTAGTAAAACATTCTGATTTTATAGAATCATAATTTATGTGTTTCCATAGTTCTATTAGATGTGGTCTTTGTTGCCCATTTTCATTAGGATTTTCATTCCATAAATATAATTCTAATCTATTTCCAGTATCAGTTCCTATGCCTTCACCAATATGTGAATTTGCATCTAAAATATCTTTATTTATTACATTTATTAGTTCATCTAAATATGGTGTTAAATTATCAATCCATATATCTATACTTTCTAAAACATTTAAATCTGTGCCTAAATCCCAATCAGGTAATTGCAAACCCAATGTATCTACCTCTATATCTTGTTGATATAAATATTTAAATATAGATGTTATTAATAGAGTCCTATGATTTTTAAATTCTTGTAGTTTTGTATTTAGTTCAAAAATTAGTTGGTCAAAAAAATAATTAAATTCTTGATTACCTGAATCTAATGGTATAAAAAAAGAAGAAGATATTAAATCACTATAATCTGTATCATTTAATGTTTTAGAAAACCAATAATTAAACCAATCTTCATTGCTAAAACCAGTATAACTCCTTATTGCTAATTCTTTAATTTCAGGGTCATTATATATAATATTGTCTATAACATTTATATATAATTTTTTGACTAAGCCATGTATAACATTATTAACAATTTGATTTGTATTGACAAATGGTGAATCATCTTCATTTGAAGTTGTTTTAAAATTTAAATTTTCTAAAATAAAATCATTATCAGGTGTAAAATTATTATCTACTGCAAAGTCTTGACTTATATATAACAAAGGATTAAAAAAACTTGTAGTATCTCTATGTGAAAAATTATGATATTTTTGGTCAAAATACAAATCCCATTCATTTATAATATTATCAAAATTTGGTAAAGTATTATTTAAACCAAGTGATACCACAGAATGTGGTGTAACTGCTTCATCTTCTAAAGGTGTATTGTTATTTATATTTTCTGTTGAAGGATAATCTTTTCTACCCTCAATAGAAGCATAAAATGTATCTGATTCATAATCTGATTTTTCTACTAAATACATAAAAGAAAAGTTAGATAATTGAAACCCTAATGATTGGTTGTTATTAGAATCAAAGTTTTCATATAATAATACTTTGCTAATATCTTTAGTTTCATCAAAACTTTGTTTAGCTTCTGTATGTGAAAAACCATTTTCTTGATAGTTTTTTATATCTGCTATTCTTGTAATTCTTTCATTTTCTGTTGTTTCTAATCTAAAGGTTGGACTACCAACTGGTTCTAATAATTCAGGGTTTATTAATCCAACACTATCTCCAAATATACTAAATGCCCAATCATCTGCTGATACATCATTATCAACTAATTCTTTTAGTAAGTCTGTATTTAATGGTTTTAAAAATAGTCTTTGTCTTTCTGTGTTAGTATTTTGTATTGCTAATCCATTTTCATCTAAACCTGCAAACAATTTTGCATATCCATCAAATCTAAATAACTTCTTTGTTTTATCTAATTTTAATAATATCCATCTACCTTTGTGATTATCTTCACCTGCTATATATGTTTTAGCTTCTACATTAAATACATTGTTAGGGTCATAGCTACCTGTATAAGCATCATCATCTCTATACCACTTTTTATCATAACCCCAATTATCAAACATAGCATCAGTATTCTCATTTATATTATCATCTGTTATAACATCTAATAAAGAATCTAATTGGTTTTCACTTGTTAAATCTACTAATGCACTAACTGGGAAAGCATATCCCATACATAATATTGGTGTTGATTGTGTGTGTTCTAATTCAGGTAATATATCATTAGCTTCTAATGTCCAAGTTTGTGGATTTACAAAGTTAGTTTTACTATTATAAGCATCAAATTCTACATCATAAGGAAATACTACATAGTCATCATCTTCTGTTAAATATAAAAAATGATTATAATTAGAAGTTGTTGCAACCTTGTTTGTAGAAAAGTTCCCATTTATTTCTTTACTATCATGAATCATACCTAATGATTTAAAGCCATCATTATTTTCTAAATTAGTTTGATATACAATACTTGGTGCTTTGTCTACTTTACCATAAACCATAGGAACAGGCTTAGTTTCATCTAAATCAGATATACCATCTTTAATCTTTTCATCAAGGTCTGCTAACTTTGTAGCTGGTAATTGTTTATCTTTAATATAATCTTGTGTAAAATCTTCTGCTTGTATAGAAATCTTATCACCTGATTGTGATATTCTATTTACAATACCATAGAACATAATACTGCAATCATCATTAGATAACTCTTGTATATTTTTATTTAGGTTTATTTTGCTGCATGTAGGTGTTTTATAGTATAAGATAACATATTTACCTATTAAGGAATTTAAATCATTAAATGATACTGAATTTGTTAATTTAGTAACTACATCATAATAGTTATATAAACTAAATCTAAATGTATTTACTTTTATATTTTTTTGTTCATAATCAATAGAATTTTTAACACTTGATATGTTTTGTAGTATCTCTTTTGTTTCTATTGAATTGTCATCTTGGTCTTGTAGAATCAAATTAGAAGTAGAAAAGCTATCTAACAGATTGTATTTATCATCTTCTAACTCTGCAACTATAACTACTGGTATTACAGATAGATTGTTTCCTTGTGTGTCATTCTTAAAATTTTGACTAATTAATGCCATTAAATTCTATTTCCAAGTCTTAAACCTTCTTCTATTTGTGGCATCAAGACATCTTCTGTAAATTGTTCAGTTCCTATAACAGAACCTTGTATGTTAATAGTCATACCACCACCTTGTGGTCCATCTAAATTAGGGTCTACTAAAGGTGTTACTTGAACTCTTTCAGGTCCATTACCTTCACCTACCATCATCATTTGAGGACCATCAGTAACAAAATCTGCTCCATATTGTGCTGCTGTTATATTATTTTTAGCAAATATTTTATCTATACTTGCTCCTGATGCTGCTGCTACTGCTATATTAAAAGGGAATCTAATATGTTTCATTATTTGTTTTATTAAATGTGCTTTAGATGAATTAAGTGCTGCTGAATATTCATCTGATGCACCTTTTGCAGTTGTTTGTTCTTTTACTTTTGCTAATGTTTTTTCAAATGATGTTAGTTCTTTTGTTGTTTTTGCATCAGCATCTTTTATTTTAACTACTTTATTTTGTGTTTTTAGCCATTCTTCATAACCAACTTGACTATCTTTTACAGCTTGTAGTTCTTTTTCAGATTCTTCAAATGCTCTTTTCCTTGCTTTAACAACTTCACCTGTTTGATTACCTAAATTTGTGACCATTCCTCCATATCCACTGTATGTCACTGTAGCTTGTTTTATTTGTTCTTTTTCTGCTTCATATAATTTTATACTTGCTTCTTGTTTTTTTTGTTCTGCTTCTCTTAATTGTTCTGCAAATAATTTTTGTTTAATTTCTTCTTGCATTTGTGTAACAACATCATTTTTTAATTTTATCAAATCCTCTGTTGTTGTTTTTTCTAAATTTATATTTTTTAAATATGGTCCATAAGATTTTTCTAAATCTTTAATAGCCATTTCTCTTGATGATGTTGAAGAATTAACATCTGTTAAAACACTAATTAATGTTTCAAATTGTTGTTTTTCATTTATTAACTGGTCTGATAGATTAACAGATATTAAATCAGTAAAACCTACAACAACATCTTGTATAATAGGTGCTAATTTTGAACCCATAACCTCTTGTAAATCACCAAAAGCATTTTGCATTTGGTCAATTTTACCTGATAAAGATTCAGTTGTTGCTTCTGCTTGACCACCAAATAAATTTGCTATTTCATCTGTTATAGATAATAATCTTTCTTCAGAACCAACAGCACCTTGTGCTGCAATTCCATATCTTGATAAAGCATTAGTTGAAGAACCAACTGATTTTGCTACTAAATCTGCTGCTTGAACTAAGTCCATACCTTTTGCTGCTGCTAAATCAAGTGTTGCTTTTGTTGCTATTTTTAATTGTTTTTCATCTTTTATAAAAAATGCTAATTGTGCCATACCTTGCATAATTAATTCATCACCAAAATTAGTAACTTGTTGTAAAGATGAAGCATATTTCTGTAAAGTATTAATTGATGCACCTAAAGATTTTCTTAATTTCACTTCAGCAAGTTCTTGTTCTGCAAATAAATTTACAGATTCTTTGATTCCATTCAATAATGCTCTTGTTCCAAAATAAGCTGCTGCTGCAACACCTGCTTGTTTAGCAAGTCCACCTAATGCACCTGACACACCTTTTATTTTTTTTTCAGATTTACCTGCACCTCTTGTTGAAACTTCTATTATTTCTTTATTAACTCCCATTAGAATCCTTTGCTTTTAAATGGTTTAATTCTTTTTCTATTAACATAAA